GTTTTGGCCAAAGCACTTGCATTACAAGTCCAAGACCCATCTAAATTATAAGTCCAACTAAAGTTATAAATTCCAGCTTGCTTAATTGATATTGAACCAAACTCATTGTTCCATCCAAACGTAACATCTACAAAGTTTCCAGGAATCATAAAAGCAGTAGTAGCCGCATTAAAATCAGCTTGTGAATACACTACATACTCAAATGAAATATCCCACATAGCGATGTCTGAAATATCACCACTACCTTGGTTTTTTGTTGTGATTGAAGTTAAGTGTGGTCTTGGAACATATCTGCCAGCTCTTTTTAAAGCAGCTTCATCTCCAGTTCCAAACGATAAACTATAAGCTTCAGCTTTACAATCAAATCCATCATTATCGCCAGTAAATTTAACTGAACCAAATGACCTTCGTTGGTGTAACCACTCTAAAGCACGAGGATTACGGGACTCACCCGCAATCCAACTTTCTCTTTCATTCAGAGCTCCTTCCGCTCCGAAACCACCGAGATTTAACATTGCCATAATTTTATATAGTATTTAGTTCGTTAAATTTAGTTACAATGTCCAATGGGTTTGCAGGAATACGAATTTGTGACCCAACTGGAACTGATAAATCACCTTTACCAACTCCATTTGCTCTTGCAATAATCCACCAAAGAGCTGTGTCTTTGTAGTATTTCCAAGCCAAATTATCCAATCTATCTGACTCCATACCAATAATGTAGGTGTCTTCAAATGATGGTTCAATTACAGGATATTGAACAGTCTTACGAAATCTTCTACCCGTATCAGTTTTTCTAATTTCTATGTTTTTGTATCGTTGCATAATTAAGTACCTGTAATTGGTGCTAAAGCTTTAGCTTTATTTAAACGGGTACCGGTGGCAAATTCTGTATTGTATGAATACAAAGCCAACCCATCTACATCGTATCTTCTACCACCTGTTGCATCTCCTGGAAGTAAAGTTAAACTAATGTTCACATCAACACCCATTGGAAGTTCACCTAATTCACCATCGTAGTTTATGTCCCACGGATGGTCATCGTTATAAGTATAAGTTAACGCAGTAATAATTGAAGGAATACCACTTGAACCTTGACCCCAAAGGTCACCCAATCTAAAAAATACCAATTGACCAGAGTATGGTCCGCCAGAATAATCAGGTAAGGTTAACTTTGCAAGTTCTTGGACTTTTAACCACATATTTTTCATTTCTCTTCGTGAGTTAGCATAAACTTTGAAGTTAAATGAAAGAGTTCTTTCAAACGACTCGTACATATACCCTTGGTCAGCACGACCCGGATACTTGATTGGATTATATGATGGTGAATAGGTTTCAGTAAGACCGGAAATGGTTGAACGGAATTGAATTATTTTTGAACTATCTTGAGCCCCACTTCTATTATCGGTTGCAAAAAATAAAGTTACAAAATCGGGTGAAATTTTACCTTCCGGATTAAATATAGTATTGTTAAGAGGGTCTACTGAAATATCATTAGTGAATTTTTTAACAGAGTCAGCACCACTTAAATATTTTGGAATTTTATTATCACTTGATAATGGATTGGGTAATCCATAACTTTTGTGAATATTTTTATTAGTATAATCAGCTTCTTTTGAAAGGTCTGACTTTCTACTCATATCATATAAACTTCTAAAATCACTTGGAGATTGAAGTGGAAATTCATCAGCTCTTTTTTTAATCTTACCATAAGACAAAAACTCATAATCAGCAACATCTGGCGCATTACCATAAAACCCAGGAGAGTATAATAAATTTGTTTTTGTTTTGTTTTTTTCATCAATTGGAATTGGCGATTGTTCCAATGTTTGTTGAATTACACCAAATTTTAATTTATCATCAACATTAGTTGGTAAAGTTTCACCGTAGGTGCTTGGGGTAAATTCTTTCTTAAAATTTAAAACGCCTTTTTCTTCAAATGGATTAAATTTTTGCTTGAATGGGTTAGCTCTAGCTTCTTGGCCGCCACGGGGCGTATTAACAATATTTATTCCACCTGCTCGTAGATTTGCGGCATCTTTGCTAGCGTTATTAAATGTATTTCCACCACGAGTTGTAGTTGTAATACCAATACCATATACCGAATCAAATCCACCACGAACATCCGTGGACAATGCAAATGGAAGTCCATCGCCTGTTAAATTTAGTTGTTTGTATATATTGTTAATTTTACCTGAAGTGTCATATCTACCTCTATCATCTCCCGGAAATGTACCTTGTCTATCAGGTCTAAATCCAATATGTTGGCCGCCAATGGTAGCCAATAGATTAGCTGGAGTCCAAATTTTACCCCACCTTTGACTTCTCTGCATTCCAACTTGCTTTAATCCCCAAATAATACCACGAGGGGTTAATAAGAATTGTGAAATTCTTGCAACATCAAAAAGAGCTCTTGTGGTTGCGGTTACAGCACCACCACGAATAAATGATAAACCTCCAGGTCCATAATTGAATTCCTTACCTTTACCATCTTGAATACCTGTAACAATGAATGGCTGTTTAATAACCCAAGTGTTAAATGCGTCTTGCTTTAATAACTCGTGAGCATTACCACCTGATTTATTTGTAAGTCCGTTATAAGTGTCTTTTAATACACTATCACTATAATTTTTACCTAATCCATTATCAAGCTGTAAAGATGTCTTATATGGGATGGGAGTGTCTTTTAACGAACGAATTGATGTGGTAGTATCAAATATAGTTGCAGAAGGATTAACACCAACAAACTTTGAAGTGGTGTCTATTTTTGGAGTAAATCCAATTGCTTTATCATTTGTAAAAAAGTCAACTACTCCAAAATCTTTTGCTTGGTCTTCAAGGTCAGGCAATCTATTAGATGTAAATAATCTTGGTGTAGTTTCACCTTTATCTTTATCACCTTGTTCTATCAGTTCAGGTTCAGTTTCACCCAAAAATCTTTCTTGGAAAGTAAATGGTTTTGGTGTAGTTTCACCCAAAAATCTTTCTTGGAATGTAAGTGGTTTTGGTGTAGTTTCACCTTTGAACTCTTCTGTATTATCATACAAGTTTGGTGTAGTTTCACCTTTGAACTTTTCAGTATTGTTGTATGGGGTCGGTGTAGTTTCACCTTTAAACTTTTCTACTTGTGATGCAAGACTTGGAGTTGTTTCACCTTTGAACTTTTCTACTTGTGATGCAAGAGTTGGTGTAGTCTCACCCTTAAACTTTTCTACTTTGGATGCAAGAGTTGGTGTAGTCTCACCTAAAAACTTTTGAGTTCTTTCCAAAGGTTTAGTATTAGTTTCACCTTTAAACTTTTCCGCATTATTATATGGTGTTGGAGTAACTCCCGATTTTGTTGCGGTTTGTGTTGGTCTTTGTGGTGATGGAACACCTGAAGCAAGGTCTGAAAGAGGAGTTAGATTTGTTGGCTTTGGTGTTTCAGTTCGTGTATTATCCACCAACGATTTTTCTACCGGTCTTCTCCATTTTGAAAGGTCTGATTTTAAGTCTATTAATGCCACATCAACCCTTATCTATGTTGTCTTCTTACGGTTTCCATACGAGAATTAGCTCGGCTCATTTCCGTAACCATTTTATCGTTTACTTTAATAACTATTGGTTGTGACTGAATGTCTGCTCGGAGACCTTTAATCTCTTCTAACAATGGGTCAGCGGTATTTCCACCACCTCCACTACCACCACCAGATTCACCACCACCCATTCCAAGTGCGGATGAAATCAAAGGTAAAGTGACTGCAAGTAATAATAAGGCTGGAAGGAATAAAGTCACTAAAGCAAGTCCCACACTCATGGCCATCAATCCAATGCCTAACATTCCAAAAATACCAGCCAAAGCAATAAGACCCGGCGCAATCATTACTAATGCTGTAAGTTGGGTTGTTAATTCGCCCATCATTCCAAATCCAGTAGCAATTTCTTGGATAGCTTTACCAAGAACAAATAATGCGGCTGCGATTACTAACATAGCAGCAGCACCAGCGATAATAGCAACAGCACCCACACCACTCATCATTATAGTACCCACCAATGCTAATGCTCCTACAAGAGCTAACATAGATACAACAGCCATACCCACAGCTTCCCAAGAAACATTCATAAATTCTTGAACTGCCTTTCCAAATACAAATACAGCAGCAGCCACTAATACAAGAGCAGCACCACCTGCCATTAGTTTTTTACCATCAATTTTTTCAATAGCACCGGTCAGACTGCTAAAAAAACCACCACCACCACCGCCGGTGCCTCCGCCAGATTCTACTGAACTTTTTAAAGTCCTCATTATTAGAAGTTGACCTATCAAATTCGCAATAGCAGGAGCCGCAGCAGCAGCACCTGCTGTAAACGAAGCAAACGCTGCTTTGTTAGCAGCTTGTTTTTCTTGAATAGCAATTGCTTCTGCTGTAGTTGCAACTCCAGATTCTTTCTTTATTTTTGCAAGTTCTTCCTCTTTAGTTATCATTTCAGTAAGTTGCTGTCCTGACATGCCATATCCTTGTGCTAAAATCTCAATTTGTTTAGTACCCATATTTCCAAGTTTCTCTGAACTTAATCCGGCCTCCTTCATAGCATCGGCCATTTGTTCCATACCAGCCGCTTTATCACCAAATTGAATTTCCATAGCAGCATTTCTCATCTTTTCAGTATCACCTAACATATCACCCATACCAAATGCTCTGGCTTTCATTTGGGCTTTTAAAGATGATTCAATATCTAACATATTTGAAGACATATCCTCAATTAAACCCATTGACATACCTTGTTTGTGCAATTCTGCTGTTTTTTTAGCAAGATATTTTAATTCTTCTTTTGATTTGCCTACCATAGCAGTCATATTTGAAGACATATCTTTTAAAACCGCAGAAGCATTAACTCCCGCATCTTGAGCAATCGCTTGAATTTCACCAGTTAGTTCACCAGCGTTGCCGGAAGCTGATTCAAATATAGAATTCATTTGAGCAGCACCTTCAACACCCATTGCAGATAACTTTGTAATATTTTTTTGCATATCGGCTGTAATTACGGCAGTGCTTCCATAATATTCAGAAGCATCCTGCGCAGCTTTGGCTAACGCTTCACCTCCATACAATAATCCCTCCATAGAAAGCATAGCCCCCATGGTTTGAGCACCCAATCTACCAGCCTCAGCAGCGGTAGCACCAGTTTGAGTATAAAGGTCTTTAGCCAAACCAACGGTTGCATCAAATGCGGATGAAAGCATCTCTGCACCTTTTTTGGCAACCATCATACCAATACCAAACTTGATTCCGTTTTTAAACATATCGGATGAAAGACCAACCGATTGTAATAGACTATCTCGTGTATCATCTATTAAATTTTTTATTTCTTCGGTTTTGTCTTTTCGTTTTTTTTCATGCTCAAGGAGCTCTTCCATTGTTTGAAGTTGTTCAATCAACTTTTTACCTAATTCTTTGTTAGCACCTACATAAGTTTTAAATATTATATTTTTCTGCTCTTGAATTGCTAATAGTTTATCCTCAAGGTCATTAGTTTGCAATAAAGAGTCGGAAAGTTTTTTTTGAGAATCGGTTAACTCTTTGCTGTTGGTAAGTCTTTCGCTCAATATTTTTTGCAAACTCCGTTGGAGTTGCTCTTCTTGCTTTATAGAGTTTAATCTATCTTGACTATCTTTATTGAGCGCCATTTATACCCCTAAACTCAATATTCGTAATTTTTTCCCCAATCTATGGGCTTGATGTTGTATTGTTTAAGGATTTTTTGATATTCAGGGTCATTGGTCAACTTATCAAGTTGTTTTGTCTTGATAGCGATTTGAATCTTTTTCAAAAAATCACCGATTACACCCTCGGTCATACCTCTTTTGTGAAGCGATTCAATAATGGTTTCTAATTTTTGTGATTTCATAGTTTTCCCTCTAATCATATAGTATAAATATAGAAATACCCAACAAATGTGTTGGGTATTATCTTTTTCGTGTTTGAGACTTTATTTTAGCAGCTTCCTTGTCGTGAGATTGCTTTTCGTGTTGTTTAAACTCAATTATTTTACTAATATAAAACAATCTAGCCCAAACCGGCATATTGTAAACATCATTAAAATTAAATCCACCATTTCCGTGATATATCAACTCAAAGATGTGAGTGTGAAGATGTTTTCTATATTCAGGAGTTAGGCCAAAAAAAGGTGACATCCATTGGTAGAATCATCTCCCTCCTTTCCCCCGTTTCCTCTGAAATAAATTCCCAATTAAGGTCAATATCAGGCACAACTTCGTTAATATGGTTTCTTAATGCTTTTGAGTCAACTGCAAATAATTCATTATCTACAAATTGACTAATCACTTTACTATCAGCGTCACCATCAACTGAAAGAATCATCGTTTTTAAACGAGTTGTAAGTTCTCGTGATGTTTCATCTTTTAATTTACGATTTGCTTTATTTAACTCTTCAACTTGGTGTTTTACTTTACGCTCCTTTGATTCAGTCATAGCCATAAAGGTTACAACTCTTTGAGAACGAGGTAAGGTAAATTCAAACTCATTGGTATGAGGTGCTACTTGAGCAGAACCATCATATGGTTTGTTATCAAATTGAGTAAGGTCAATTGTTTCTTTTTGCTTTTTACCTGTAAATGGGTCGGTTACTTCTACTTCGTAATCTTTACCATATCCCAACACACGGGCAGCAATCATAATAGCGTTTTTATCACCTGTCACCAAATCAACATACTTGATTGGTTGACCATTACCATTAGATACGATAAGTGACTGAAACAATCGGTCAAGAACTGAACCATCTTTAATATATGACTGCGTTGTAAGAATATCTTCTTGTTTTGCAGTCATATACTTCATTTCCACCTTACCACTCGAAAGGGGGTTATCAGATGGATAGATAAGCCCCTTTGAGGGTAATTCAATAACTTCGGTTGGAAACTGATAATTTTTCAGTTCCGTAATTTCGTGTTCTTTTCGTAATTGGTCAACTACACCTTCGTGGGTGTAATCATCATTTAAATTTTGAGTCATAACTTATTTTTATTACTTTAAACAACAGCTTCAATAGACCAATTACCGTCACTACCAACTAATTTATACGAAGTGTCAGGATAATCAGCTGGAATTTCTAAATCAGCAGCAACACCTAAATAGTTTTCTTTATCCCAACCAGATACCGGTAGACCCCACTCTTCAGTTGCAATATCAATTGTAAAAAAGTTAGAATCTGCAGTATCTACGATTGTTCCAACTCCATTAACATATACAATGACGTTATCATCAGTTTTTTTTACGAAATTTTTCATTTTAAAATCCTTTTTGGTTAAACTACATATAAATATAGAATTAAAACTTTTTAAAACAAAAAAACCCCACCGAAGTGGGGTTTATTATTTTTCAATCTAAAATTAGTATTGTAAGATAGCGTAATCGTAAGTCAATGTTAAATCTACAGTAGCCAAATCTTCACCTGTGTAATCCATATCAGAAAACTTTGCATTTTGAATGTATGCGCCTTTCAATGTCCATTCTTCAACTTTATCACCAACTGGTCCTAATGAGTTAAATGTAATATCTTTTTTGTAGAAATCCGAATAACCATTACGGCCGGTAACTGATTCGTGGTGTAAGCGAACCCACTCCATTACAGCTTGAGCGGCAGATGGAACCACCGCATCATACAAACTGATGCTTAAATCTTGCCATTCTGAACGACCCTTTACATATCTACGAGTATTAATGTGGTCAATAACCACTTTACCATTAGCTATTTCGGGTCGGTTAGCCGCTTTGATGAGATATGCTGGAATTCCTTCAATATACATAATGAACCTGTTTGACATTTTCGGTTCAAAATTTGTAAACATTATCTCCTGCGGTGTGAGTAAATTTGCCATTTAAATTCTCCTAATCTTTCTTATAAGTATATCATTCTTCAAATTATGCACCAGGGAATGTAGCGCCCGTAGGAAGAATGTTGAAATCCAACACAATAAATTCAGCAGTTTTGGTAGGTTGTAAGAAAATCTCACCCACTAAAACATTTCTATCAATTACGTCTGGTGTGTTATTAGTTTCATCCATCACTACACGGAATGCGTATAAACCATTTCTTTGTTGGATTGATTCCAAGTATGGGTTTGCGATTGACAAGAATCGGTTTCTTGTAGCAGCCGTGTTTTGTTCAAATACCAAGTATCTTGTAGAAGATGCGATGTATTTCTTTACAGCAATTAACAATCTTCTTACATTGATTCTATCCAATGCAGATGGTCTAGCTTGTAAGGTCTTTTGACCAAATACCGTAGCACCTTGGCCAGGGAATGTAGCGATTGGGTTTACACGACCTTCGTAAAGTGTATCTCTTTCAGCGTGAGTCAAACGAGACTTAACTTCAATAACATCGGTTAAACCACCACGATTTAAACCTGCGGGAGCAAACCATTCTGCTGCAACTTGGTCATTGAAAGCAATCACGCCAGGAAGAACAACACTTGGTGGAACCCATACTGGCTTGTTTTTATCAGTATCAAGGATTTTAACCCAAGGATGGTAAGTAGCAACATAATTTGAGTCAAACGAAGTTAATGCGTTTACAACCGTAGTGTTTGAATCATCATATGCGCCTGCATCCATTACAAAGAAACAATCTTGTCTATCTTCACACATATCTTTAGCGAATGTGGTAACTGAAGAGTGTAATCTATGTAAAATACCTGGAAGGACAACCATATTGATATCAAACTCATCAGGATTAGAAATTGCGTTGATAGCTTTTCTTAAAGCAACCGTGCCCGTAGCCGTAGCAGAAGAACAATCCAAACCTTGAGTATTTCCAGCAACAATACCATTAGTACCACCACCAACTCTAATAATTCGGTTTGGCTCCCAGCCATCAAATCCACCTTGGAACGGAACCATAAATTTCTTGTAGTCAACATCACTTGTTAATGATACAGTACCTGAACCTGATTGGCAAGTAGCCAAATCAAATGCAGTGCCAACCGTTGTTTGTTGAGCCTCAATTGGTAGCGGTAATAAAAAGTTTAAGTTATCAGTTGAACTGAAGTCGTAGTTGTATCCAAGGAATACTTTTGTATTTACGACACCACCCAATGATTGAGAAACCACATAAGTTGGGTCTGGCAAAGTATATGAACTATTAAGTGGTGATGTTAGTGCTGCGAATCCAAAAGGAACCAATGATGAGTCAATAGCACCATTCGTTACATCAGCTTCCATTTCAACACGAATATGAGCTGAATTATTAGGGTAATCACCTTCTATGTTTAATTTACCACTTGCATCTACAGTAATATATCTATCACCAATAACTCTTGCGATGTAGTTTGGTGAATTTGGGTCAAGGTTAAGACCTGTGAACTCTTCTACGATATTTGGTCTTGTGTCTGCGTCTTGAACATTTGTTCCAAAAATAGAATTAGGAATTTTTGCAGTATCTACTCTACGAACTTGTAAAGTGAATGTTCCGTATTCAGAACCTGGAACTTCAGATGCTGGTTTGATATCACGGATACCTACTTTAAACTCGTAGTTTGTAGCATTACCATGAGAAAGAGTATGAACTCTAAATAAGTTTGTAGCTACACCACCAACTTTTTGTGACTTAATGTAAGGAGTTGTTGCTTCAGAGTATTCTTTAGCATAACTAACCGATTGAGTTACAATCGTTATTGAAGATGAGTTGGAAGCTGCAAACGATGCTGATTGGAATGTAGAAAAGTTCATATAGGTATATGCTACCTTTGAAGATTTAGGAGCATATCCGTAAACTTTAGTAAGATAGTTTTCTGAACTTGGGTTTAAAGAAGCACTTACACTTGTATTGGTAACAGAACTACCTGTTAAATTCAAAAGGAACAATGAAGCGCTGTTCAATCCACTTGCAACTACTGTAGAAGTTGAAGAACCCACATAGTCACCACCAAAAGTAGCAGTAGTTGGGTGTAATACAGCGGCTACTTTTTGACCAGCTGCGCCCGAAACTACCAATGCAATTGTTTGTGCGGTGTATCCACTTGCACCCAATACTCTAACGATAGTTGCGTTTGGAGCATCTTGCAAATAAGATTGTGCGGTATAAGGAAGATATGAATCTTCGGTTAAACCACCAAACTTTTGTTGAAACTCGTTAAATGATTCTACTCTCGTTGGAACGAAAGCGGGACCCTTGATAGTTTGTCCGATAAGAGCGCCACCAATCTCACCAATACCCTGTGGTAAAAACGAGAGGTCCTTTTCTCTTGTAAAGACGCCTGGACTAACAATTCTTTCAGCCATTATTTTCTCCTAATGTTCTATTTTTGGAATTTTCCTTACTAATAAATACCAAGAAAATTAGGGAAACACGATAATTATTGTTTAGGGATGAAAGTATTGTTTTGTAAATCTACACTACCCTCACCATACTTTTCTTTTAATTCTTGTGCGAGTTTTCCTTCATTTTCTTTTAAAGTGTTGTAACGGCTTATAAGTTGGTCAGTTTCTTCGTTTAAAGATTTATAAATACTCTCAAGTTGGAGTTTTTCTATTTCAATTTCACCCAATCTAGCGAGTGATTGTAAGATGCCTGATTGCAACACATTTACCTTGGTTACTTCTTCTTCGGTAAGTGATATAACTGTTTTTTCCATAATAAAATTTATTTAATATACTATAAATATAGAATTATAAATCATAACTTTCATTCCATATAATTTTACCAACTGAAAATGTTTTTCTCGTATTATTTCTAACACCAGCAAATTCTGGCAACAGGTATGCTTTTACTTGTAAAGTAATTTCCGACTTTACAATTCGGTCTTCACCTACTTCTTGTAAGGTTTCAAATGTATATGAATCTGCTTTTACTACAAATTTGTATCTATCACCAAAAGAACGACCTTGGAAAAATACAATTTGTTCTACAATCTTATTTACCTGCTCTTGGTAATCACACCAAACAATAGTAGAATATTCTATATTTACATAATCCGGCTTTTCAACTGAATAATATTCTTTTGATGGTTTCTGATTAGTTAAAACTGAAAATTGGTCGTATCTATTGTCTTTGGTATAAGTTCTTTCAAACATTTGGCTTGCGTCTTCGGCGTTAATCACCTTTAACTTAGCCATATCCGTATTTGGAGATAGGGAGTTTCTTTTAAATACAATAACTGGTGTTAAAATCATTCCATTATCATCTCTCATAAAGAGGTCTCTTTGAGCTGACTTCCATTTTTCAGGATTAGAATACATCACTGGAATTTGAACTAATTGACCATTTTCCTCTACCATTGGTTTAACATCTCTTTCCAAGAAATCTTTAAACGCAAGGTCAATGTCGTATAAACCAATTGAAATGTTTTTAACATTATCCGTATCTCTACGAACTTGATTGGCTTTGTTTAATATAGGGTCATCTTGAGTTGAGCTTTGTGTTTGTCTCAAATCTGGTTTGTTTGGGTCAACTACTCTATAACGATTTGCCATTAGATTCCTGCCGGTATTGTGTTGGTTGTGTTATTTGAATTACCAAAACGATTATCTACCAAATTAAGAGTAGTCTGGCGAGTCATATGTGTATCCAATATAAATGATACTGAATATCCTTGTTCTATACCACCATCCCAAGTAGATGGATTTTTACCTGCAAAGTATTGACTTTCTCTTACAATATCTACCATAAAGTATTCATTGTCGTAAAGAACTATATCACCAACTTCAGGTAATATATCTTTATCATCTTTTAAAGTATCACGCAAAAATCTAAATTGTGCTGTTCTTGTAAAGTATTGACCAAAGTCATCGGAAATTTGTTCTTTTAAACCCCATTCAATTAAAGAAGGAATTTTTACAGGATTATAGTAAACTTTTTTACTACCCTCACCATACAAATTGGTATTTGATTCATCTACTACCAATTTAAAGTAGTAAATCTCAATATCAATAATATCGTTAATAAGTTCCTTGTTTAGGGTTCTAAACAAAGACATATCTCTTTGACCGCCAAATAATGCCATTTTCTTACCCTATGTAAATTGGTCTTGGGATTCTTGCAAGTGTAGATTCAAGGAATTCAGCTTCATCTCTCTTGGCTTCCATAAGGGCTCTTTTAGATGTAGCTTCCAACATTTCCTTTAATTGAGTTAGAAGCGCTTCTTTTTCTGCAGCCGCTTCGGAACGAAGGTCACCTCCATCCAATGTAATGTCTGCGCCTGGAATTGGAATAGCAGAAAACTTGGCTCTTACTGCTCCAAGGACTTCTTTAGCCAATGCAAGAGTATATTTGGTAATCCATTGTCTTCCTGCAGAATTGATTGAGGTGTATGATAATCTTTCAAACGGAACATTTGAAAAGTCACTAACCACATTTGAAGCTATGATTGGGTTATTAGCTTCACTATTTAAAGTGTATTCAAAATAAATTTTGGTATTATCATCCCCATAAACAGGAAGTGGAAAAATCTTAATACGATTATTAATCAATTCAAATGAAAATTGAGATTTACGAATTTGGTCGTTGAACTCAATTGCTTGTAATCTTAATATGTCATCGTACATTGGCTGCATCATAAATGATACACCTGGTGAGTAATTACCCCAACCAAAAGTATCCATCATTTGTTGTGAACCAAGACCTGTTCCTACAAAGGGGTCAAAGTATCTTACAATGGCGGGGGGTGCTTGGTGAAATACTCTACGAATGGTAAGTCCATCTGATACTGAACCTGATTCGAGTGATACAACACTACTATCATTTAGATTGTAAATTTGTTGACCTTCTGTTAAAGTAAATGACGCTGTGTAGTGTGTTAATCTACCACCACTTTTTGCTTCAGTTCCATAATCTTTTGCGAGGTTTACTACCCCCTGCATATTATTATTGATTTGTTTATTAGCAAGAGTGTTATTTAAATTAGAACCTTGTAGAGACAAAAGATTTTCCTTTGCTCTATACTGATTGATTTGCGAAGAATATTCGTTTGCCGCTTCTTCAAAGCAAGCAAAAAAGTTAATATCTTGTAATTCAATATCAATAATTGGATAACCCAATCGGGTTGCACACCAATTGGCTACATTATCAGCATCTGATTTAAAGATAGCATCACCATCAAAAAAACCAAATGGTGTTGGTTTAGTTGCGGATGAACCTGTGTAAAAAGACGCAGATATTGAAGAAAACGAACTACTACCTGGCCATATTGGAATTTGAATTGCCATTAACTCTCCTTTTTATACCTCACTATATAAATAGTATGGTTAATACCTTTCCAAATTATTCATAAATGATACAATAATATAACGTGCTCCAGAAGTAACTGCCCTAGCACCATGTTTGTGAGTTATATTTCCTGGATGAATACCACAATACCCAATAGAATTTTTTATCAGTTTTTTTTGACGCTTGAACCAAGTTCCACCACCCTCATATTCATTAGTATCAGATAATTGTACCAAGCAAGTAATATCGGAAGAGTCATGGTGAATTGATAAGTGTCCTTGTGCTTCGGGTGTATATTTCGCTAAAAAGTTTTCTGATTTTAAATTGTCCCAACCCTTACCTTCAAGTCCCCAAATATAAATTGTAAATGGCATTACATATCTACGAAGCACTTCCATATATACATCGTGAAGACCAATTACATCTAATAACATATCCGTTGTTGGATAATTTGCGTGGCGGTCAACAGTCCAAGAATTTGCATATTCCGCTTCTTCGCGAACCATAGTGCAAAATTCAGAAGTAAATAGTGGGAATGAGAAAAAATTATCAAATGGTTCATCTGAAATTAAATCCCATTCTTTTGTTTTTGCAGAATATGTAATAAATCGGTCAATCCACGCTTCTAAATTTTCGTGAAAAGAGTAAAGTTCAGGATGTAATTTGTTCATTTTATGAATATTTTCGGTGGCAGATGTTTTAAAATTGCTAGTTTGTTTACAAATATGTAAATCATCTCTTAAAGTGTATGCATTTACATCGGATTCTATAAAACCTAAATCGTTACGATTTGGGTGAGGTAAATATGTTGCTATAAAAAATTCATCAACAGGAAATAAATTTTGTTTAAATGGTTTTGATAGTAATTTTTTAATACCAGAGCTGCTTAATAAATATGATTGACTGTTGTATGATGGTGCTGATTTTTTTATCCGAGGTAGTTCAGTTTCAATGTCTTCAAATTCCGGAAGCGTATTTTTTCCAAGATAAAATAAATCCCAATCAGATGGTAGTGATTTAAAATCATCAACAAGAAATCTATCTAAAACTTGAAAATCTTCTTCAAGAACGAGTATGTTTTCGTAGTTATTTTTTAAAGCATCTTCCCAAACTGTAATGTGAGAAATAGCACATCCCAATTCACCAGGAAGAACATCTCTACCATACCAACCAGTATCAACATTTGGAAGTTTCCAATCTTGATATTTTTTATATCCGTTTTCATTCATCCAATCTTGGGATATACGAGACCCGTTTACTGCTTTGTGAATAACAACCGGAGTTCGTGGGTCTAATTGCAACTTTTTAAGTTCAGACATCCACCTTAATTCTTGGTCAAAATTTTCCTCTAAAGCAATGATATAAACACAATCCAACTTTAAAGATGTATTAGACTCTTCTATAACCTGCATCCATGATTGAAATCTAACATTCCAATTTTGCTTTTCAGCATATAATTTTGCATTTTTTAAATTTAAACTTTGTAATGATGTGTTTTTGTGCAAATATTTAAATTCATCAAAAAAATAATTTATATCAGACACAATATGTGCTTTACCTTGTAATAAATTTAATAAGTTACCAGAATCGGTTGATAAAATTTTAACCTCACCCATCATCATTTCCAATGCTGTAATGCAATAAGTTTCATCGTATTTTGATGGATATAACCAATATTCAGCTGAATTTATTAATTTATAAAGCTCTGATGGTGGTAGGTTATCTAAAAAATGGACACCATCGTAGAACCCTTTATAGTCTTCATACACATCAAGAGCATATGGTGGAGTAGCAACCCATAAAGTTGCATTTGGAATTAATTCTTTTATTTTTGGCCAAATGTTTAATAAGTTTTCCAATCCTCGTTCGGCTGATGAGGTGTATACAAATTTACCATATTCTTTTTCACTTGGATTTTTTATAAAATCATCAGTATCAATTGCATTTTCTATTACTTTTATTTTACCAAGCATTTGTGGATATTTTTTTTCCAGTTTATTTGCCTGATAATCTGAAACTGCAATTATATTTGTTAACCGTGGGTCTTCTAAATAATCAATTCCATTATTTTCAAGAGTCAACCCATTCCAATATGGATAAAATTCCATATTATGAATCCAAAAATAAGAAGATGTGTATGTTATATTACTTTCTTCAAGCTCTTTTATATAATGAATATAATTTATAGCAATTACAACATCAAAGTGCTCACCTTGGTGATGCTCTTTTAATTCTTGATATGTTAAATAATTAACTCCTTGAGTATATGTTGGTTCAACATTACCCGTAATCATAACGGAATGTCCATTATTTGAAAATTTATGTGCCAATTTTAAAACACAATATTCGGAACCACCCAAACCCTTACTCAACCAGGTATTAATATTAAATGGTTCTTTTTGATAACCAACTACAAATAAAACTTTCATAATCCCTCTACAATATAATTTAAAACTTGTTCTCTTTCATAATATCTCGTTCTATCCATCCAATTTTGAAGGCGATGTGCTCTACCTTCAACCTCATTCCATACCCAATCTTCTTTTCCTAATTCAAGAATTCGTTGATGAATAAATGGGTCATAATAATCTTTAATTAATCTTGCCCTTCGGTTTATATCAGTTGCGTTGTTATCCACCGTAGAATTTCGGTTGTTATATTGAACATATAACATTTTTTTTAGGTGAATCATCCGTGTTTCTAAAAATGTTTTTACAATCAACTCATAATCATCAGCTACTGATATATTCCTACTATGTCCTCTTATTTTATGATAAGTATCTCGGTTCCAAACCCTACAATGATTTGGCATTCCTATATTAAACCTAATTGTTTTTGGATTAATATCAGGATAGTGATGAGTTAACCAAGTATGACCATCAAACTCTTCCCAAGTATGACCTGCGTATGCCCAATCAAATGGATTTTGAGGATGACCATACCAATCATTGCCAATACGACCATATTGTCGTGGCGTTCCATCTTCATAAACCTCGGTTACATCGGTATAAATAAACCCAGCATCTGAATATTGTTTGCTTGCATTTAAAACATCTTCCAAACAAGTGGAGATAAGAACATCATCGTGGTCTAATTCAAATAACCACTCACCATTACATAACATAGCTGCTCTATGCTTTACCTCACCAACATTACCTGCTGAATTGGGTGATGTTCTATAAACATTTACTCTATAATCTTGGCTTGCAAGTGTTTTTAAATATTCAAATGTTTTATAATCACCTTCAGGTGAATCATCAACAACTACCCACTCCCAATTTGGATAAGTTTGATTTTTTAAAGACTCATATGTTCTGAAAATCCGTTCGTTTGTTTTATATGTTGGGGTAAATACTGAAAGGATTGGCGTTTGGTTATTTGCATATACTTCTTTTTGAGATTTACACGCCCAAAATGTAGACTGACATACTATATCATTTGCTAATATATTATCTGGTGGAATAACATCATAGTTTAAAATTTTACTTTTTATTATGATATGATTTGATAATTCATAAACTTCATCAAAACCACCACCGATTAAAATTATAATATCCGGCCGGTGAGTTGCAAATTGTAGTTTAAAATTGGTAGATGATTCGTATGAATATAAAATTACATTTTCATACAAATTTTCTTCCCAATAAACATCAGATTGAATCTTAATCTCACCAAATCTATCCCACCCATAAATAAGAGCGGTTGGCAAACTTGTTTTCATAAATTATCTATATGGTTCTCCACCAACCCAAAGAACAAATGACTTACGAGTTCCCTTGGTTACAGGCGTAACTCGGTGCAAAAAGAATGATGGGAAAATAACAGCAGCTCCTTGAACTCTCGGAGCCCAAGTTTGACCAGCGCCTAACATAAATTGTAAATCACCACCCTCATATTCATCAGGTTGTGATAATTGAACAGTGACCGAAACTTTGCGTTGAGCTTGAATACCAATACCACAATCCATATGCCAATCATACTGACCACCACCTTCATAGTATTCAGTATATTGAATTTGTTCTCTCATGTGAGTCAAATCAAATTTCCACATACTATTGTTTGCTTCAGAAATCATAGTTCCAAGCTTATCGTAAACCCACTCCCAATCTTCGTTTTGAGGACACCATTTAATTGATGATTTACGATATTTGCTTTCTACTCGTGATTTATCCAACTCACCAACGCCTGCGGATTCAAATGGTAAATTGGAAGTCATTTGTTCAATTCTAACTAATTCTTCAGCAGTAAATCCATTTTGAAACCAATAATAATTGGTATGGTCTGCTGAAAATCGTGATGGGTCTTGATTGAATATAAACTTCTTTTCCATAACTAAAACTTTTTTTATCTAATAATAAATATTAAATTTAATATAAATTAATATGAACCAGACCTATATAATTCAACAATATAAACTTTATCACCTGAAGTCCAGCCATCTTGTTTAAATATTAATTTTTGAATAGAATCATCCCATTCAAAATATCCACCATTAATTTGATTTCCTTTAGTGCCTTTTACACCAAAATTACCTTTTAATCCTTTTTGACCACTATCACCAATTAAACCACCGGAACCAATAGCACCTTTTTCTCCTTTAGAACCTTTATTACCAACGGCTCCTTGTGCTCCTTGTGCTCCTTGTGCTCCTTGTGCTCCTTGAAGACCTAAATTACCAGCAGCTCCTTGAGCTCCTTGGTCACCAATAATCCCAATAGTTCCAATAATACCTTTAACCCCCTTTGCGCCAGCTAAACCACCTGTTCCCGTTGTTCCTTGAGCACCTTGAGCACCAGTAATTCCTTTAGGACCGGTATTACCTGCAGCTCCTTGAGCCCCTTGAGCTCCTTGAGCGCCGGTATCACCAAGTATACCTTTTATACCTTTATTTCCAGCTAAACCTTGAGCTCCTTGAGCTCCAAACATTCCTAAAGTTCCTACAATACCTTTAGCTCCTTTTGCGC